GCGAGACTTGAACTCATCGGCCAGCGCCTGTGTGACCTTCTCGCCGCCGCCAGAGATGCTGACCGACAGACTGCCAAGGGTCTTGGAGATATCTGCCGACGCCTTGGCATAGTCGATGGCGACGAGGTTGATCGTGTCGCTGGCCTGCTTGGCTGCCCGGCCACCGCCACCGGACGCCTTGCCTGCGGCATCCTGCATACCCTTGTAGGCGTCAATCGTTTGCTTGATGGAGTCCGAAAAGTATTTCTCGTCGTAGCCAGCAGTGGGCGTGCCAAGGCCGCTATAGGTGACCTTGGTGGAGCGACCGCCTGAGAGCACGACTGACGTCGCGTATGCCATAGCGGCGAGGTCGTTTGCTGCCTGCGCTGCTGCCTTGCCGGTCGCGTCAACACTGTCGGCGAGTGCGTAGCCGTCAGGAACAGATGCTCGAGCGGTCTTGTCGTAGGCCGCGATGGCGGCTGAATAGCCGGAATATTCGTCGGCCTGCTGTTGTGTCTTGGCTGCGTTCGCTGCGCCCAAAAGTTGCAGAACCTGAAAAATATTCTTGAGATCGTTGAGTCCGTTGACCGTTGCCTGCAGTAAGTCTGCAAGCGTCTTGAGTTTCTCGGTGAAGAAGCCGATCCCGCCGGAAGCATTTGTGGCGCTTGTCCCCAACGTGCTGACGTATTTCGTCAGGAAGTTGACGCCGTTGATGGTGTCAGCCACTGACCGGCCGAATGTGTCGATCTCGGCGGTAATGCCGCCCGTGCCACCAAAGGCGTTGCTGAGTTGATCGAGTGCCTTGAGAAGCGCGTAGCCGATGGATTCCTTGGCCTCATCAACAGCCACCTTGAGGCGTGCAATCTTGCCGCCATAAGTGTCGGCTGCTGCTGCTGCCTGACCACCGACAGTCGCGTTCAGTTGACTGATCGCGCCCTCGAAGTCCTTGGTCGCGATGGTGTTGGCGTCCAACGGCAGTTTCAGGCGCTGCAGGGCCGTGAAGTTGCCCATGCTGGCGGCGCTGAGTGCCTTGGCTGCGGACTCTAGGTCGGTGTATCCGGCGGCTGAGATGTCGAGTGCGGTCTGCAGCAGCTTCTGGGATTCGCCGACATCCTTGGTGGCGGTAACCAGGCGCTGGAAGGCTGGACGCAACTGGTCGTCAGCGATGCCGAACTGCATCGACATGGACTTGATGAGGCCCTCGGCCTCAGCGTTCTTGGACGATAGGCCGACGTTATCCATGGCCTTAGCCAGGGCGACGAGCGACTTCTCATCTTGGATAGCTCCGGCGATCGACTCGGCAAAGAACTGGCCGATCTTCTCGACCGCGAATGCGCCAGCGATCGCTGCACCGACGCCCGTGAGTGCGCTAGTGAAACTGCCGCTAAGGCGTGAGGAAAATCCTTCAACGTTCTGACCGAGGATCCCGAACGAGCCGCCAGTGTTACGAGTGTCCGACTGCAGGGTGCGCAGGTCGGCCATCGCCTTCTTGACGTCTTTATCATTGTACTCGCCGGTGATGACAACCTGAATACCGCGGCCAGCCATGATGCCTCCTAGCCTTGGTTGACGGTGTCGATCGCGTTCTTCACAGCTGCGGCAATCAGTGCGCCGGCCCTCTGATTTCCGTCAGCCCACGCAGGGCCGAGAACTCGAGGCCAGCGCTGCGCCGGATGCTGCCTGACGATGTTGCGATTGAAAGACGAGCCTGACTTGTTCGCCTTGCCAGCCAGTTCATAGATGGCTCCAGCTGCAGTGGTGTCGGCGACAATGCCCCAGACGTCCTGCTTCTCGCTTTTGTTTATGACCTTGACGCGCTTTTTTATCCCAGATTTGACTGCCGATGAGCTGTATGACAGTTCGCGAGTAGCGATGCCGCCAGCACTGCGAACAGCGCCCCGAGATCCGACGGCCTTGCGTTCGGTCCACGAGCCCCAGTTAGACAACGGATTCCCGGTGCTGGAGATCGTCTGGCCGGCGGCTTGATAGATCCCATCGACCGCGACCTTGATCTCAGACGTCAGCGCCTTGGCCGTGTCCTCGTCAAAACGCTTCATGCGAGCAACGAACTGGCCGAGCCCGTTGACGTTCACGGCCCACGGTGCTGTCATGCCTTGGCCTCCTGTGCCCGCCAGCGGAGATACCGCAGCATCGTGACGATCATGCGGTCGCCTTGATCTGCGACCACGTTGGGCGCCAGTCCGAACTCGTAGGCAATGTGCGCTACGACCCAGTGGGCGCTGCTTTCTCCAAAGGGACGAGCTCCGAGGTGGAGTCAGAGTCGTCCTGCACCGCGTCAACAGTGTTGACCCAGTCATCGAAGTCGAGGCCAGTCGCCTTGGTTCGCTTGGCGGCGTGCCAGGCACTCCACCACAGGTACTCGATACGGCCGGACGAGATCGCGCTTGTCGGCTTGTCGTATGTCCGTTCAAACGCGATGAGGTCGGCAGCGCCGACCTTCACCTGTTCTGTCCGGCCGTCCTCGTAGGTGACGACGAGAGGGATACGCATCATGGGGGCAGGCTCCTAGATGTCGAAGGGTCAGGAAGTGGCCTTGGTGATGGTGCCCGAGGACATCCACGTCACCTGCTGGGTCGGTACGTCGCCGACTGAGGCAGACAGCGGCTGCACCTGAGTGACAAGGCACGGCACGGTGTAGGACGGGTTGGTCGCGGACACAGTGCCCGAGGTCGGCGTGATGACCACGGTGGCGATGGATCCGAGCAGCGGGTACAGGGTTGCCTCGACCGAGCTGGCGGCGAAGTCTTGCAGGAAGTTCAACTTGAGCTGACCCTGCTTGAGGCCGCCAACATGCTGGCGGTAGGTGACACCGAACGTCGAGACGTCCTTGTCGTCAGCAGAGATGGTGAGGTCAACGGAGGAAAGCGAGGTGGACAGCGCCGTGCCGTTGATCGTCACGGTGAAGTCGGTTGCGGCGAACTTTGCCACGATGGTGCTCCTTTGTTTTAGGTGTTGGCGAGAACGGTGACTTGAAAGGTCGCCGCGAGGTAAGTCGTTTCACCGATGAGCAGCGGCCCATAGTTGGACATCGCTGTGACCCGGCAGTCCTGTGCAGCACCACCGAGAGTTCTGTCGCCCTCAACGGCGGCCTTGATAGATCCCGAGCCGGTCGAGGAGCAGTAGCCGTCAAGGACGGCCTGAGCGCCGCGCTCACTGGCGCGTTGCGCGATCACCACAATGTTGAAGGCGAGTGTGTCCAGCCCGCGACGCATTGCGCTGTCGAAGTCCACGCGCTCAGGCACGACGACCGCGATCGGCGGTGTCGGATTGTCGGGCACGAAGCTCGAGGACCGCAGGCCCGAGATCGTGCCCAGGCACGTAGCCAAGCCTTCACGGATCGCGGCGATGCTCACAGGGCTGCCCGCAGGCGACGGTAGGGCTGCAGCAGCACCTCAACGTCAGGATCGACGCGGGACAGCAGCCGGACAGCACCGAACTCGCCCATCGTCACGCCCAGAGGGGTGGATAGGCGGGCGAAGAATCGCGACGATTGCATGACGGCGGCCTGCGTGACAGAGCTCGGGGTCGATCCGAACGCGAACTTGCCGGTGACGCGCACGGTCTGGATGCCCATATTCACCGGCCACGAGAAGTTAGTGGCAGTGGCACGCAGGCGCGTGGTCGGCCAGGAGAGCCCGTCGGTGAAACTGTTCAGCGGCTCGGCCTGATAGGAGGTCGTGGTCGTCCAGTTGACGCCATCGGTAGAGAACTCGACCGTGGTGATGCTGGACAGGTCATCGACCTCGACGGCGTCAGGTTTGCCGGCAGCGTACGTCCGCGTTGAGTCAGCAGCAGCGGTGCCAAACGTGCGGCCACAATAGGCGTTTATGGCCTCGTCAGCGCTCGACAGCGCGAGGGTGAGCATCGAGTCATCGACTGAATCTGTGAGCCTGAGAGCGGCCTTCACTTGACTCAGAGAGGCATACGTCACGGGGGCTCCTAGTTGATAGTGCAGGGGCCGTCATAGCGGTGGCCCTCGAGGGCGAAGTTGACGAACGGATTGAGCGACATCACCGAGATGCCCTCAGCGCGCAGCTGGTTGGCGACCGCGGGCAAATGCTCAGCCCACACAGGCATCGGGTTATCGCCTCGTGCGTATCCGTCAAAGTTGGCACGACCGTCCAGCAGGCCACAGTCAGCGCCCACAAGGATGATGTGGCGGGCGCCCAAGTAGGCAGCGAAGTGCATGGTCATGTGCAGGCTGGTGGGTCCAGCGATGAGCGCGTGCGGCTCTTTGGGCCACAACTCCGCGCAGTCAAACTGACTGTAGGCCTGCGCGTTGGTCTTGAATCGGTAGACGTTAGGTGCGGCCGGTGGTGTGCTGATCGCCGCTGGGCCGCCTTGATCAACCATGGGAGCGATCACCGGGAGATCGGGTCGCGCCGCGGCGATCTGATTCGCGTCGGTCCAGTAGTGCGTCACGGTGTAGAACTCGGGCAACTGCAGGCGAACGCCGACAAAGTTCACGGCCACGCAGAGCTTGTCAGCGAAGAACCAGCGCGGGACGTGGTCAACACTAGAGCCGGACGCGATGACGTAGGCGGTCTCGCCCTTGCGTGAATCCTTGAACTCGTGCGGGTCGCTCGGCAGGATCAATCCCACGAGAGCCTCCTGCGCCTGGCTAACGTCCAGCGGCCTTCCGAGTAGTCACCGGCCTCGACCTTGTTTGCGTAGTGCTCGGCGTTGGCCGGGAAGGTGTGGCCGTTGCGGGAGGCGTAGTTGCCGGCCCCGAGGGTGCTCGAGTTGTCGTGACGCACCGGGATCTCGGTGCGCTCAATATGCACGCCAGCCTTCTCACAACGGCGGGCCATGTCGTTGTCCTCGAAGTAGGCTGGATGAAACGCCTCGTCAAACAGACCGACCGCGTCGATCACTCGATCGCCGACTGTGAAAGCCGACCATGCCGGCTGGCAGGCCGTGAGCGTTAGAGCCTGAGAGCTGCTCGCCTGCGCGAGGCGCTCAAGGCTTCCCGCAGGCCAGACCACGTCGAAGTTGGCGATGAGCCACCACGGCGCGAACGGCGTGGACTTGATGCCCAGATTCCATGAGCCCGCGACGCCGAAGTTCGCGGGCATGGGCAGCAGGTGCGTGGTCAGCGCGTACGGCGTCAGGACCTGCTGGGGATCCACCACGCGGCCGTTGTCAATGATGATGAGCTGCGCGATCGCGTGGTCGATGCTGTCGATCATCCGGTACAGGAGCTCGGGGCGAGCCAACACCGGCACGATCATCACCGAGATCACAGCGACGCCTCGAGATCAGCCAGGAAGGGGCGCCACTTGGTCTGATAGACCATGTCGGCGTCGTAGTTATCGACGATGTGCTTGCGAGCCTTGGCACTCATGCCACGGCCGCGAGCGTAAGCAGCCTCGAGGGCCTCAACGATGTTGCCGACGATCGGCTGATTGAACCAGCCATGCTGCGCGGCGTCCCACCACGGCTGGCCGGCGACCAGCCAGCCATCGCCCAGCAGTTCAGGCTGCGCGGAGAAGTCCGACACGATGACCGGGCGCTCGCAGGCTTGCATCTCGGCGGCTGTTAGGCCGAAGCCCTCGCCCATGGAGACCATCAGACCGACATCACAGGCCGAGTAGATCGCGGCGAGTCCCTCGTCGGGGATGCCCATGCGGTAGGCGTACTGATTCACGAAGCGGTATTGGTCCTCGCGCAGGCCGAGCGACTTGATGATCTCGGTCAGCTTGACGCCACCCATCGCGCCGTCGCGCTCGGTGTGCAAGTAGATGACTGCATCGTCGTGCTGCTGCGCGAACAGTGAGAAGGCTAGGAGGTTCTCGCCCCATGACTTGCGGCTCGGGTTGATGCCCTTGTTCGCGTTGATCGCGCCGACAACGAAGCGGTCCTCGTCGATGCCCATGATCTCGCGGCCGGTCATCATCTTGCCGCCGACCGATACTCGCGCCGTGGGCTTGAAGATCTTTGTCTCGATGCCGTGCGGGATGAACGTCGCGTCCACCTTGTCGTGGGCGAGCATCTCTTGGCCGAACTTGCTCATGGCGATCGGGCGCACGGTCGACTTGCGCAGGAACTCGACGACGGCCGGCGGTGCTGGGACGTGGTCGATCGGCACCCACGAGACTGTCGGGATATCGTCGAAGCGCGGAGAGTTCAACACCCAGACGTCAAACAGAGTGAACTGGCACGCCTTGGTGCCGGGGTATCGCGAGGTCCAGTCATCGAAGTACGGGCCGACGATGTCGTTGTTGTACGCGTCAAGGCCGCGTGGGAATACGGTGATGCCTTCCCACTCGGTCACCATCTGCTCGATGCCATAGTTCGCACCGATCGCCATTCGATGACCGTCCGCAGCCATGCGGCGCACGACCTGCTTGGTCTGAGATCCATAGCCCGTATAGGTCCACGGTGCGTTCGAGTGCCAGGTGGCGGTCAGGGCCACGGTGCTCCTTCTTAGGTGCTCACCGGCCGAGCCTGCCCCCGGCCGGTGAGCGGTCTGAGTTCAGCGACGCTCGACGTCGGGCACGCTGCGAGCGCGCCTGACGGCATGGTCGGTGAGATACCCGAGCGCAGACAGCAAAGCCTCGCGGCGTCTGGGGTCTGTCTCGGTGTCGAGCTGCGCGTGCAGGGCGCGCAGTTGGTCGTCGTCAGTCATGTCGCGAACTTTCCGCAGGAATGCAGCAGGGCCGTCGGGTTACGACGGCCCTGCTGCTGGCTGGCTTAGTAGCCGGTGACTGGGACAAATCCTGAGCCAACGCACTTCACGATGCCCGCGGGGTAGCGAGCCGCGAGAGCTGCATATCCATAGAGCTGGAAACGAACTGTCAAGGTCGAACTGCCGACATCGGGGAGCACCCGAGTCTTGGCGCCCGACTCCATCAGGAACGTGTCAGAGAACGTCGACACGATCACGGCCGACTGCGTGCTCGACAGCGTCGTGGGAATCGCAGCGTCGAGGTAGACCGGGACGCCGTGGATCGTGCCCACGAGGCCCTGAGCCTGACCGGGAACGTCGATGACGCCGCCAGCGTTCGTCGGTCCAGCAACGCTGGGCACAACCAACGGACGGTTGGAAGAATCCGTAGAGCCAACCAGCATGTACCAGATCGACGGGTGCATGGTGATTGCCTCGGCACCCATGTAGCGGTTCTTAGCAACAGTGCTAAGACCCTGAGCAATGGCCGTGATGATGCCCTGCGCGGTCGGCGTGCCGGCCGTGTAGGTGACAGTGCCGATGCCGACCGTGTTCAGAAGGCCGGTCAGGTCGCCCGCGGTGCCCGAGCCGTTGATGACGGCAGCGTTCAGGCGGTAGTTGTACGAGGCCAGCAGATCGGTGAAGATCATGCGATCGAGGCCACCGGCCAGCGGTGACTGCTCGACGAGCTGGATGGAGATGTCCTCGTAGCCGGACACGGTGCGCACAGGAGCGGTGACCGTTGCGGTGACCATGTCCTGCGTGGTGGTGGCGGCGTTGTCCGCTGACTGAACAGCGGTGTCGGTGCCGGTCGTGATGCGGGGAATGTTGCAAACTGTTAGCGCCGCAATAATGCGGCCCCGCAGTCATTTCTGCTGCGGTCTAACGCTTTTCCATCGCGTTAGATCGGACTATATCTTCAACTCCAGTCCGCTTTCGATGCTTAGTCTGAGCGGCCTATCGGAGTTGTCTCGCGTGTAGTCTCTACGGAGTCCCCTAAGCGGGTTCCCTCGGTATTCCCCAAGTGTGTGGAGGGGTTCACCGATACAGCGTGATGTTCACTCGCA